TAGATTCGTGTGAGTTGATTGTTGCCAACCATTGCTCGAAGTATGAACGAATCTTCATTTCTTTGTCATTGACAAAGGTTGCGGTCCATGTGTCGAAGGTGCGGTCACCTGCGATCTTAACTGTTCTGCCACGGAAAGGAACTTCGATTACACCCAAGTTGGATGCAGGAAGTGCTGCTGATTTGCAGAGCAAGTTAATCATGTCGGAATCGCCTTCCGCCCCAGCGACTTCGCCAGGGAATGCGATATCAACAATGAACATATTAGGCTTAACGCCTTGTCCAATGTCAGTGATAAAATTGCTTAACTTAGTTGCCATTTGTTTCTTTTAACCTCTATTGATTTTTATGTATATGGAACTTTATATCAGCGACCTACAACTTCACTGAAGGAAACTCCAGTCTTCGTTGCAGTAAATGTGACTGTGATGAAGTTGATCGAACGAGTTGGTTTTACATAAACTTCAGCAACAAATTCGTTACGATCGATAACGTCAGCAGTGTTGTTTGACTCATCACAAACAACTAGGAAATCGGTAACACCTCTACGTGCCTGAACTTCTGCTAGGTAGGAGTTTAATGCACTAGCGAAACCTGCTCTTGTGGTGGCATCGTTCTGCTCGAACAATACACCTTCAGCAAGTCTGCGAGCTCTCTTCTCAAGATTGAGGAAGAGACGGCGAACGTTAATACGATCGAATGCAGAAGGTGCTGCAAGTGCAGTCTTGTCACCGAACAAAGTAATACCTTGTCCTTTGAGTGATGTGATTGGGTTGATGCGATTCTGATACAACTCGTCTCTGTCTGCCTTGTTAGGGTTGTAAGCAAGTTTAACAGCGTTAAGAATGCCACCACGATTCAAACCAGCAGGTGAGTACCAGTCTTCTTGTACGCTAGAAGTAGCTACACATAGACCTGCAACGTCTCCATTGCAAGGGATGTAACGATACTTGTCGCTGAAACGATCGTAGACATACTTGTAACCGCTATCAAATACAGCATAAGAAGTAGAAGTCAAACCACTGAAGAAGTCCAGAGTATTTTCTTTCTGCTGAACTGATGTTAGTGAATTACCACCAGTGCTTGAAATTTGGTCTCCTTTGAAAGGAGAAACAAATGCGATGCAATCTTTTCTTGCTGCAGCAATTGCAATTACTTTTGTTGCTTTTGCTTGAGTATCGCTCTTAGTTGACATGGATCCACCCATGAGAACGAAGTCGATATCAGTTTCTTCTGTGTCAACGAAGAGATCCATTGCAGATGCAAACTGACCAGAGGTATAACCACTGCCATCAGCACCATTTTGTAGTTGACCAGATTCAGCACCTACTCTTGCCATTGCTCCAGATACTGCAGAAGTTGCTTGATCCCAAGCAGCACCAGCCATGTTAGCATCTGTACCAACCGATGTTCCGTGGAACAACTGAGTTGAGATGGTGTTGATAACTGACTTATAATAAATGTTAGCGTTTTCTTCGCTAGTAGCATCAGTCAGTTTACTGAGGAAGGTGAACTTCTCTACGATAGTATTTGCAGTACCAGTAACTGCTCCAGTAGTATCAATAACTGCAAAGTGTAGAGCATCACCAGAAATGCCATTATCCAAAGCATGTTGTGTGGATACAGGACGAGGACCGATGTCACTAAGTCTGACTCCAGTAGAACCAACCTCGGTGTTTAGATACCAGTCTTTTACCGATGTTAGAGCAACTGTTGCTCCACCATCAGTTAGTGTTGCTGCTGATGTCAATGCTGCGCTTGCCTTGACTACCAGTGCAGTTTGTGTTCCTGATACAACCGTAGCAGTTGTTCCGTTACTAAATGCTAGGGAATCGCCAACAGCGATTGTTACATTAGCAGGTGCAGTTGCGAGATCCAGAATGTAATCGGGACCTGCGTCAACCAAAACTCCCATCAAAGAGTTTCCGTGTACTCCTGCTGTACGTGCAGCAAAAGTTTCTGAGGTGCCAGCACCAGCTTGCCATTGCAAGTCATTGGCGATCAGTACACCACTGCCAGTAGTTGCGTTTAGAAGACCAGTGCTAGAAGCACGAACAACAGCGAGTCTACCGCCATAGTTCAGAAACTCGTTAGCAACCAACCAATCTTCTGAATTGTCTTCGTTTGGCGTTCCGAATACAGAAATTAGTTCTTTTTGTGAATTGATATTTACGATATCACCGATCGGTCCCTTAGTAAAAGATGAGGCGTGAGCAGCACGAATCTGCAGAACACCCGTCACAACAGCATTGGTAAGGTCACGCTCTTTGATCATTACTCCAGGCGAGACTTGACTTGCCATATTTTTCTCCTTGGTATGTCCAAATTTAATCTAAAACTATTTAGATTTTTGAATGTCTTGAGTGGGGAAACAATGCATGAACACACTACCAGTCTGGATATAGATCTGTTACAGGTCTACCTTTTTGTCTTGTCTTTAGTACACGATCTATAGTGCAATCTTTACATTCATATGAGTATGATGAAGGAAGATCTCCCCTGACTCTCCTTATCAAATAGTAATCATCTAACAAACTTTTAGTTTTATTACACGTCCTACATTTCCTTTCTTTTAGGAGTAGATGCTCAAGTTTAAATTGATCATCTAAATTCATTATCGGTAATCCCACATATAACCAACATCTTCTTGTGTATCACCATACCATACAGCACCATCAGTAACGAATCCTTCATCTCCTTCTAGTCCTGTTGTAATAAATCCGAATGGTGCCATGTCCTGTTCAATTTGATTTTTCTGTTCTTGGTAAATGCGTTGACGAACATCATTGTCTGTTAGTTCTTTAAAGTAATCTTGCTGAACTAACCAAGCAAAAATTACCATACACATTACCAAGTCATCATGGAATCCTTCATCAGCTTCAAAGGATTGTTTCTTCTGAATGAATGTAGTAAGTTCATTAATAATTTCATAGTCATTGAAAGTGAGTTTGTCATCTTCAATAATTTGTTTGAGGTTAGCACATCCAACTTTCTTTACAGTAACACTCATCTTAACACCAAGTTGTGTTTTGTTACCAGAGAATCCCTGTCCAACAATCTGACCAGCACGTCCTCTCATAGCACACATAAGGACGTTGGGGTATTCTAGATCATAGTTAAGAACAGATGCTACTGAATCTCCAACGTCATTCACTTCGCATAGAACCCATGCATTATTATATGCTCTGGCAACGTCATTAATAACGTTAGGGAACAACATGGGTTTGATTTCATTATTTCTATATTTTCCTACTACCCTGTAGGGAACTGTTGTAATGTCAAAAACAATAAAAGCACTATAATCTCCGCCAATACCGCGACTAACATCAACAGTAAGAAGGTATTCAGACTTGTCCTTTGGTTTCTCATATATGTCAAGTCCTTTACTTTGCGAAATAGGATCGTCAAATGCTAATGCTTTTAATTTTGATGCTGCAATTAAAGTATCAACAGATCCCAGAAACTCACACTCGAATTCTTGTGTGAACTGACGTTGGGATGTGTTCTTGATAGTTTCTTCTTTCCACTTGGCGTCCCTTCCAGGAACCTGTGACCAGTGGACTTCATGATATGTGTAATCGTTTCTACCATTAACAGCATCCTGCCACATCTTATAGAAGTGGTTCATACCCTGTGGGGTAGAAATGATAATTACTTTCGTTGATTTACCAGAAGTAATAGTAGGATAAACAGAGGCAAAGAACGAGTCAGCAATGTGATTTGGGACGAAAGCGAACTCGTCGAGAAAGATGATGTTAAACGACATGCCTCGGACAGCAGATGCAGATGTAGAAGCTGCCAATATTTTACTGCCATTCTCTAACTCAATATTACCTTTGTTCCATACTACCACACCTTGCTGAATCCACTTAGGTAGGTTCTCATATGCTGTAGCTAATCTTGCTAAAAGATCTCGCGCAGTCGATGCTTTGTTTGCTAGAATACCTACGTTAACACTATCATTAAAAATTAAATAGTGCAAAAGATAAGACACAACAGTAGTAGACTTACCAGTCTGTCGTGGTAGTTTTGCGATGTTAAATCTGCTTTTATGAAACTTCCTAATTAACTCTTCCTGGAAGTCCCACATTTTAAATGGCACCAGACCTTCATCGAGTGAAACGATCTGGACATAAGTCTTAGTGAAATATATCGGATCGTTCTTGCACTTGATAAATTCTTTAACCTGTTCAGGTGTAAAGTCAATCTTGACGTTTGCTTTTTTTAGTAGCGGGTTGCCAAGATAAATCTGATCGGATGCCATAAAAAAACTAGTTCACCACTACTATTTATAAGTCTCCGAATTGATCGCGCAAGTCTTCCATTGTTTTTTTCTTTTGTGCATAAGCACCATCAATGAAACCAGAACGATATTCCCAAGTAGTTCCACCTTCCTTTCCTTTAGATGGATTAATACATTCCTCGTTGCCTAGTTTATTGCAAACTAGTCCAGCAAGATCTAGTTCACTTCTATCGTATGATGCGGCTGTGCCACTAAACACATGTTTGCCGTTAATCCAAATAGCACCACATTTAGGACATTCTTTTCTCTCAAGTTTGAGATCCGACAGTTCCTTATCGTTGGTCATCTTTTAATTCCTTTATGAGTTTGTTGTAGTCTGGTAAGTCCTTTATTAGTTGTTGTTCTAATTTACGTCTCATCATAAACATTCTAAATTTGATCCACTGATATCTGATCACCAGATCAGTATAAGCAAATAAGCGAATAGTTTCTTCTATGCCAGCATACGCTACCATGAGAATAATGAGAGTGACGATTACATATATGCCAAGCATGATAATATTCCACTACAAACATTATAGTGTATGTAGTGGAATAAATTGTATCAGTCAGCTACGTTTTATGTTCTTATCTTGAAATGCTTTCTTACCAGCAACTACTTTAGACCACGGAGCATACAATGGTCCATCGTAATCTTTTTTGATTGGTTTTTTTTCAGTCATGATTAACAATTCCAAGCTCTCAATGATTTTGACAGGCGATCATCACCTGTGTTATTAGATTTTTTCTGCCTCTTCCTCATGCCCTTCATTCGAGCGCAGAAGGATGCCCTACGGGGGTTTCCAACTTTTTTGCTTGGTGCTTTGAGGTCAGATCCTGGATTTTCCTTTTCGTAAGACTTTCGTCCTTTTTCGTTGAGTCCTCCAGACTTTTTCTTTCCTGACTTTTTGGTCCAGGCTGCTGCTTCGGTGATGTCAATACGTAGTTGTTTAAAAGACTTCATATTTATTCCGACTCTTCTTGTTTATTTATTTGCTTGAGCATTTTCTGTAGGTCTGCTGTGCTACCAACAAATAAATTGTTTGTGGTCTTGTTATTGACAGAGTTCTTTGTGGGTGCTTCTAGATCTTTCATCTTCTTCTGTAGATCTAGAAGTTTATCAGTAGCGTCTGCTACCTGCTTCATGGCGTTCACAGCGACTTCATACGCTCTAGGGTGCCCTGACTCCTGAGCAACCTCTAACGCCCCGTCTAGCGCCTCTCTGCCCTTGTCTATGAGCGAGTACAAAGACCCTCTGGTATATTCGTAATCTTTTGTCTGGTCGTCTTTATCTGATGTTGGTGGTACTGGTTTAGATGGTTCGATAGCAGTAGATTCAATTTCAATGTCAAATAGATCTTCCATATTATCCTCAAGTTTGCTCATAGTAGTTCAATGCCTTCATTAAATCCAAAGTCATCTGAAGATGTTAGTAGTGCATCATCCAGAGCATCGATGTTTCCATCGCTGTTCTTATCTTCCAGTGCTCTAGGTGTGTAAGTAACTTTTGTAGTTCTATTTGGTACAGAAGTTCCAAGTCCTTCATATACAATTGCTTTCTTAATAACACTTGTTTGATCAAATGGTCCGTAGATGTAAGACTTAGCAGTAAACGATAAAATCCATGTGATATATCTGCGCTCAAGAAAATTGTCATCCCATTCATCCTCATAACTGACATTGTTTAATGTAATAGCAACATCTTTTTTCTCATCCATGTCTGGGATCATGTTAATAGTAATATTAAATGATGGTTGAAAGTATGGTAAAATTTGCTCAAGAATCTGAAGTCCGTCATCTTGAGACTTCGCAATAATACCAAGTTCAAAATCAATGTTATAAGGAACAGGAACATATTGTTCCTTTACTTCTGTGCCATCATTTTGAATGATGGTTCTATATTTTTGAATAGGAGATGTTTTACGAGCGGCGTCATAATCAATACCAGTCATTTCAAAATAAAGACGTGGTAGTGTGATAGCAATTTTTCTATCAACATCTGGATTTTGTTCTAGACGTGTCAAAAATTTCTGCTTAGGACCATATGCCAGAGGAACTTTTTCTTCCTCAAGAACAGTAGTTCCATCAGTAGGATCAACCTTCTTCAAAGAAATGTTATTGAATAGGGTTCCAAACCCAACAATATTTCTACGAATAATTTCGTTGTAAAAATGTGACCCAAACATTAGATACTACCTGTAAAGTTACCTGATTCACCGAAAGGGTTGCCCTCAGTCCAATCAATTATGTCATCAGCAGCAGTTTCAATGACTCTATTTTGATCATATTCGCTGTTGGTATTATTTAGAGTGTCAAACGTTCCGACTACATGAACAGCACCGCTGTCATTCCCAGTCATAGCTTCACCAGTAGCAAATGTACCAGTTCTGTTGATGACTTGTAAAACTCTTGTGCCAGCATCCCAAGATTTTACTTCTGCTTCTGTGCCTGTGGTTGATCCTGTAACTGCTTCACCGATGGTAAAGTCTCCAGTACCACCGACTGCCATAGTGAGAGCAATAGAATTACTAAACAGAGTCTCAATTACATCAATCTCTGCAACTCCTGTAGAGATGTCATCACTACCATACTCATAGATTTCAGCAGTCATTGTATAGTAGTAGACCTTACCTAACTGATAAAAAGGATCTTCTCTTTCTACAAATTTAATTTCATAGAGATCTTTAGTCAGTGGAAAATAAAGAAGATCTCCTTCATTGGGTCTTCCATCAACAGTTAATGTTGGATTATGTTCAGTTACTTCTTCATCCCATCTTCTTTGTGACACAGAAAATCTAACTTCGTCTGTAATACGAAGTCCAAATTTACTGATAAATTCTGATGGAGACCCAAAACCTTCTACATTCTGCAGCATCATTTCAATTTGAAACTGCTCTGTATATTTGTTGTAGATAATATCATCTAGAGTATTATCTCTAAGAATAGTTCTAGGCATGTAGTAGATATCCGTGCCGAACAATTTAATTTGTTCGTCCACAAGATCTTGGACGAGACCTTGCTCGCCACTAGTACCGCCGTAGTAACTTGGGAAATAGGAACTGGTAGGCATTTTATCCGATCATATCCATTGGTGGGAGTGAATAATCTATCATCATTCTAGATTCCAACTCACGAACTTCTCTGTTTCCGTCTTCCCATAGTTGGCGACCATTAAGATTAATGCCACCAGGAAGTGAAACGTTGTTATATTTAATCAAGTTTTGACCCCACTGCCTCTTCATGAGAGCAGTAGCATATCTCTTTACAAAACTATCATTATAAACTTGAGTATGTACATCTGGATCCAGGTATCTATAGCAATCAATAAGTAAATATTGATCTTCTATAATTCTAGATTTATCAATATCTACATATAATCTATCTTGTCTTTTATTAAATCTATACTCAACAAACGCACCTGTATTGATAACCATATCAATAGTTTCAAAGTGCTGTTTAATCATATAGTAATTTGTTAAGTCAAAATTACCAAAACTAAATGCCGAACCTGATGAGAAAGAAAACAGGTCCATCAAATAGTATTGATTGCTCATACCAAAAAGGTTATTCCTCAAGAAATTTGAAGAGACTCCAAAAACTTTTTGAATACCTATAACAAGTTCAGGAACTTCAATGTAGTTACTCCTGTTCTCCCACCCAGTTCCATCAGGTGACGTGGATGCAGCATTAGTTTCAGTGAAACGAGTTACCTCTGCAGCAGTAAACTGATGCTTTAGATACATCCTTTCGACACCATCAAAATGGTATTCGTGATAATATTGCAACGCCTGATCTATGATGTCATCCTTTTGGGTGGCATCCATATTGATTTGCAGGACAGGCGCACCTAATTGGCGTTCACAATATGCAATTAGTTCTGCTTTAGTTG